AGTTCCATACTCAACAAGATATAGAACCAATAAGAAAGTTTCCACTTAATCGCAATGATGACAAGAAAGGTTGCATAGAAATTTGGGTTAAGCCACAGAAGTCTCCAGAAGGAGTTATACCAAGAGGAACTTACATAGCAGGAATTGACGTTGTAGATAAAGATAAGTCTACTACTGATTCCTTACCGTGTATAGTTGTTATGAATCGTTATACTCGTCAAATAGTTGCAGAATACACAGGACGTACAGCAGAAGCAAAAGATTTCTACGAAGTCTGTAGAAAGCTATTGTTATACTATAACGCTATAGGAATGTACGAGAAAAACCTTATTGGTTTATATAACTACTTTGATCAAAACAAGTGTACTTATTTATTAGCAGATACACCTTATCAATTAAGATCAGTAGATACGTATAAAGCAGGTACTAACACAGCTAAAGGTATTAACGCCTCTGGTAGTGTTAACGCAGAAGCACGTAACATGATTAAATCTTGGCTGCAAGAAAGATTATCTGTCACTTCAGAGACAAGAGTGTATGAAACTATATATTCTCCTGCAATGCTAACAGAGTTAGTTATGTGGAATCCTGATGGTAACTTTGATAGAGTCTCAGCTTTAGGCATGTTAATGTGGTTAGACTCTACAATGTTTAAAGAAGTCACACAGCGAATAGACACAATAAAATCTTTTATGGATCATGATTACTGGGCCAACATGGGCGTATTGAAAAAGAAACCTATAGAACCTTTTAATTCAAATTTTTATTCATAGCTTTGTATATTAAATAAATTATCACTATGAGTTCACCAGTTAAAATGCAAGGTTATATTAGTTTCCCTCGTCAGAAACTACCTGATAGCAAAAAAGATGACAATTGGTTTAAGAAAAATATAGACTTCGCAGAGCACTTGTTAACCTCAGATGTTAACCTAAGATCTAATTTCAAGAACAAGAAGAGTAACTATAATCTACGTGCTAATATTATTAACACTAAAGATTTCGAAAAATATATCAATCCTGATAATCTAGATTTAGAATCTCTACCAGCAAGCTTCCAGCACATAGGCATAGAAAATTCTAAGATAAACTTACTACTCGGTGAGTATTCTAAAAGAAAGAAAGAATTTAAAGCATATATATCTGCTAACGATAAAGACGGTATTTCTCGCAAAGAGGAACAGTTAATGGAGCAGATAAAATCCGAACTAACTTCTATCATCACTTCTACTTCTATTTCAGAAGAAGAGATTCAAAAAAGACTTAAGCAACTTGAGCAGTGGCAGAGTTATGATTTCCAGGATGTAGCAGAAATCACTGCAAACAAAATCCTAAAGAAAGAATATAAAGAAGGAGACTTCGATTTCTTGTTTATGAGAACCTTTGAGGATTTACTTGTTGGAGGTGAAGAAATTATGTACTGTGGTGTATTAGGAGGAAACCCTGTAATGAGAAGGGTAAATCCTATGAACTTATACACAATGGGCGGTAACTCTATGTACATTGAAGACGCAGATATCATTGTAGAATACGGATATAGATCTATTGGTCAGATTATAGATGATTATTGGGAAGAACTTTCTGAAGACGATGTAGACTTCTTAGAGCGTGGTAAAGTAGATGCTTCTATGGGAGGCGGTGGTATCGGTCTTAACCGAGATATATCAGTATATGATTACTACGGTGAACAAGGAGCTCTAAGTATTTTCCATCCTAATGAAATGGGTACTAGAACATTTGCAGGAGCATTTGATACTTACGGAAACGTGCGCGTACTTAAAGTGTGTTGGAGATCAAGAAGAAAGATAGGCGAACTTACTTACTTCGATGAAGAAGGTCAGGAACAAAAAGATTGGGTTCCTGAAGATTATAAACCACAAAAAGAACTTGGTGAAACTGTAAAGTGGATTTGGGTAAACGAGTGGATGGAAGGTACTAAAATTGCTGACCATATCTACACCGTTATGCGTCCTGTACCATATGCAAGTAAATCAATAGTTAATAAATCTAAAGGAACTCCGCCTTACGTAGGTTCAGTAAACTCTACTAACGATTACAAAGTACAGAGTCTTATGGATATAATGAAGCCAATGACATACTCTTATGACATTGCTTATTATAAACGAGAACTTGCTATCGCTACATACAAAGGATCATTTACTGCATTGAACTCTTCACTGGTTCCGTCTGGTTGGGATCCAAAAGAATGGATGCGCTATGTGACTATAAACAAGTTCGCATGGTTAGACCCAACTAATGAGATCCTTAAAGGGCCATCACAAGGCAAATCTGCAGGAAACTTTAATACTCTTACAGCACAGCAAGTACAAATAGGAGACCCTAATGAAATAGGCATGTATACTAATCTAATGTTAGATATAGAAAATACATTGGGTAAACTTGCAGGCGTTACAGGCGCACGCGAAGGGCAGATTGAATCTAGAGAAGCAGTAGGAAATGTAGACAGAGAAATGTCTCAAACATCTCACATTACAGAAAAATGGTTTGCTATCGATGCTAACTTCCGTAAGCGTGTACTTACTAAGTTCTTAGAGTGCTGTAAATATGCCTATAAGAAAAATCCTAAGAAGGGACAGTTTTTGTTAGACGACCTTGGACAACAAATGGTTACTCACTTTGACGAGTTCGTATCCACAGAATATGACCTACATGTTTCTAACTCTACTAATGATACGCAGTTGTATCAAGATCTTAGAGCTCTTTCTCAAGCAGCTATTCAAAATGGTCAAGCTACAATTTCAGATCTTATCGCTATTACACAGTCTGAATCAGTACAAGAAATTGCTAGACGTCTTGAAGATTCTGCTAGAAGAATTAAAGAGCAGCAACAAGAAATGCAAGAGAAACAAATGGCTCAGCAACAAGAAGCTGCTCAAATGGCTAACCAACAAGCACAAGCTAAACTTGCTTTTGATACTAGAAAACATGATGATGAAATCGCAGTTAAACGTGAACAGATTCAAGCTGATCTTCAGATAGCAGGAATGCAGGAATCAGGAAATGATATCCGTGACCAAAGAGCTGCAGATAGAGTAGATACTGATAAAAATGGTATAGATGATTATCTAGATGTCAGACGTACTGATATAGATGAAAACTATAAAAATCAACAAGTAAGAATTGCTGAGCAAAAGTTAACAGAAACTACTAGAGCTAACTTAGCAAAAGAACAACTGCAGAGAGAGGCTATTAAAAATAAACCAAAACCAACAAAATAAAGCTATAGGACTATAGCAAAAGAGATAAACAGTTTAGATTCTGTTTATAAAAATAATTTTAATATTGTGTATTAATTAAGACAGCAAATTATGAGTACTGAAAACGAAGAGTTATTTGAAGGACTTCAAATAATGTCTCCCGAAGAACTCAACTCAGCAGTAAAAGCTGAGAGTAACGAGGAAGAAGGAGAAGCAAAAGAGGTTGAAGCATTTGAGATTAAACCTGTAGTATCGGAAAAAGGAGATGACGATACAACAGTAGAGACCAAAGAGCAGCCTACAACAAAAGAAACTTCAGGTTCTAACGAGAACAAAAATGAAGTAGTTTACAAAGCTCTGATGAAAGAGTTAGTCAACGCAGGAGTACTTACAATCGAGGAAATGGAGAAACTCGATGAACTACCTGGGACTTTCGATTCAATCAAAGAACTAGTAAACAAAACAGTTGAAACAAATTTTAACGCCAAACAAGAGAATTGGAAAAAAGGTTTGTCACCAGAAAAGAAACGCTTTCTAGAAATAGAAGACGCTTTTGACGAAACTGACCAAGCAATCTTAATGGCTCAACGATTAGAGTTCTTTGAAAACGTAAACACAGATCAAATTAAAGAAGATGAGAATCTTCAAAAACAAATTTATTTTGATCTATTAAAAGCTAAAAACTTTTCTGACCAAGACGCAATTGAAGCCATTGAGGATGCAGTTGCAGTAAATAAGTTAGAAGAGAAAGCTTTGAAAGCAGTACCTGAATTAAAGTCTCAAGCTCAGAAAGTAGTACAAGAATCTAAAACTATTAAAGATGAACGTACTAAAGCAGAACAAGAGGCTCAGACAAAAGCATTCGAACAGTTGTTATCTAATATAGATACACGCGATGCTTTTATAGATGGATTAAATCTTAACAAAATCTCTAAGGATAAGTTAAAGAATAACATTATGAATCCAATCTATAAAGACCCTAAGACAGGTAAAGAATTCAACTCTCTAATGTACAAGCAGCAGAGAAATCCAGTTGAGTTTGAAATGCTTATAAATTACTACGACACATTAGGATTGTTTAATCTGGATAAAGAAGGAAAGTTCAAGCCAGATATTAGCAAACTAAAGTCAGTAGCAAAAACAGCAGCTATCAATGAACTAGATAAAGTCATTGCAGCTGAAGAACAACGAGGAGTAGGCCGAAATACATCTGTAGAAACATCGCAGAAAACAGAAGGTATCTTAAGTCTACTAGAACGTGCAACATCAAGAAAATAAATATATACCGTTTAACAAGTTAACAAAAACAAAAAATGGCTCAATTACTTCCATTACAAAGGTACGAAGCTAAAGATTACAATGGTTTGGTTACAGATAACCACTTCCATTCTTTGTACCAACAAAAGCCTCAGTTGATTAGCAACGTGATCAAAGAGATCTACAAGACTAATCTTCAAGGTAAACTACGTGAATTCGTAGATCGTTTCCCAGTTAAAGAAGTAGAACAAGAAAATGGTTTCTACAACTGGTTACTACAAGGTCAACATGACAAGAACTTGCCACTTGTTGACGCTGAAACTATCGACGGACGCACTATCTCTGCAGGTACTTTCCCTGCAAATGTAGGAGCTCAAGGAGAGCGTTTCTATCTAATCTTTGACGAACCTTTGTTCGAAGAAACTAACGTACTTCGTGGAGACCTAGATGATTATCATCTATTGGTTAAGAAAGCGATGGACGCAGGTTCTCGTTACAAAGTAGAAGTTGAATTAGTATCTGATAACGCTACTAAGTCTATGCCTTCTGAAGAATTGGCTATCGGTTCTCGTTGGTCTAAGTTCTACTCTTTGTCGCCTTCGACTCTTTCTTACCAAGGTGCTAAGCCTTATTTCACTTCTCCTTGGAGAATGGAAAACCGTCCTTCTACAATGCGTATGGAGTATGAAGTGGCTGGTAACACAATCAACAAAGGTAAAAACGAACCATTAGAGTTTGGATTTAACTACAAAGGACAACAAGAATCAATCTGGATTAACTACCAAGATATGGTAGCTCACCACCAGTGTGAAGAAATGTTTGCTCGTATGTTGATGTACGGTAAGAAGAACTGGAATGCAGAACACAAATACTTGAACAAAGACGATAAGACGAAATATAATATCGAATCAGGTTCAGGTTTCTTCGAGCAAATCGCTCCATCAAACGTTCACTACTACAATACTTATGACCTTGATTGGCATTTGGAATTGTTGTTAGATATGGGTGTTGGTAAGATTGAGCGTGGA